TTGCGGAACATTTCGGCGCCGTCGGGATTGCCGAGGTCGAATTGCAGGGTGGCCATACCCTTGTCGCCGTTGGGCCAGGCGCGGCGAACCACGCCCACCTGGGCGCGTGTGCCGGCTTTGCCCGCGATGAGCGACTTGAAATCGTCGCCGGTGAAGTGAGTATCGAAGACCGGCGCGCCGTTGTTGAGACGGTCCATACGGCAGCCTTGCATGTCGAGCTTGAGCATGTAGGGCTCGCCGGTAGAACGATCCATTCGCGGTACGAACGCACCGCTGTACCAGACGACGTCGATGGTGCCGTCCTTCGAGTTGGCCGTGCTGGGCAGGATCTGCGCGTCGGCGGAAAAGACTTCCGTTTGAGGTCTTTCTGAAAGAAGTGGCATCGTTCCCCCGTTAGGCCTTCACGGCCTCATAGTCCTTTTCCCCGAATTCGACGAGCTGCCAGTTTTGCTTTTGTAGCCACGCGAGATGGCCCTCGTTACCGTTGCCGCCACGGCGGTGCCACTTGATCAGGTGCTGATAGAGATGGAAGATATCCATCTCGCCGGCCTCGTACGCCTCTTTGCAGAGCGCCGAGTAGCGCGACACAATCGCAGTCTCTGCAGCAATCGCATCGGTTTGGATATCGGCGACGGTCTTGTGCGTGGTCGCGGGCTTCGGCACAAACTGCGGTGCACCGTCGAAGAACAGCAGCGCACTGGCGAGATCTTTCGCATAGGATTCGCACTGCTCGTGCAAGGTTTTCAGGCCGTCAGCGATGCTCAGCCCGAATCGCTTCACATTGCGCTGATCGAGCAGATACTGCAGCGATTGCGACATTTCAAGATTCGCGGCGTCCTGCAAGCCGGCCAACACCTGAGGGGGTGCTTTCATAAAAACGTTCTCTCCTTGTTGTGTTTGGATTTATGCCCGGTAAAGCCGGGAGGGTGATTCCCAACTGGGGGTGCGCGAAATGCCCGCGACGAGCAGTTCCTTCACCATGCCGAGGTCTTCTTCCGACAACGCAGTGAGTCCCTGGCCATTTGGTTTGCCGGGTGAGGCCTTGCTGCTCGGTGTGCGTTCCTCAGTGCCGGCAGGCTGCTCCTGACCGCGAAGCGTGGTGTTGCGCGGGTCCGAATCGAGAATGATCTCGAACTTATCCACCAGCTTGTTGAACAGCGCGATCTGCTGAAGCTGCGTGGTGGGATCGTAGCCGTTCTCTAACACGGCTTCGAACCAGGTCTTGCGGCCCATGCGGATGTCCTTCAACACGCCCTCGGCATCTTTCACCGGATCTACGGACTCGAATCGTGGCGCGGTCCACTGCACCGTGCGCAGATTGATCTTGTTGTCCTTTACGACCGACGCCGGAATCTTGCCCTGTAGGATGAGCACGTCAATGAAGCGCCGCCACACGGGCATGCAGAACAGCGGAATCAGGGTGAGCCAGCGGTAGGCTTCCACGGTATTGCGGAAGCCCAACATGCCGCCGCGCCAGGAGGAGTAATTCACCTGCGACATATCGCCGGTGCCGAGTTCATACGGCAACCCGATGCCGGCCATGATGCCCTGCAACTCCGTCATCTTGTACTCGCGGTAGCCACCAGCAGCCGGCGGATTGTTGAATTTAACAGCCTGGCCCGGTTTCAAATACTCCACCATGCCCGGCTGGAATGTTTCCACCGGCAAGCCGCTCGAGGGATCGGTTCCGGCTAAACCCAGCGGATCGCCGTCGACGCCTTCCGGTTGCTCGACGAATGCGGTGACGCAAGCCTCCACCTTTTTGCGCACCCGCTCCGCATCGCAGTAATCGTCGAGATCGCGGAGCGCCATCATCACGGGCGCGAGCCACGGCACACCGCGCACTTGGCCAGGCCGAAGCACACGATAAACGTGCATGATTTGTTCCGCGGGAACCGGCTGGCTCACGATCCCGCCACGGGGATTCAAAATGAGAACGCCGCCGGGGTGGTAGCTGAACAACCAGTACGCCACGCGCCGGCCCATCTCATCGAACTGCACGCCTTCCATCACGTGGCCATTGACCAGCCCCATGGTCCGGGCCTGATCCAGGAAGTCAGCCTCGAGCATTTGAAGCTGCAGCGGAATTCGCAGCCCAGCATCAGCGGGACGCGGTCGGAACCGCGCGATGGCTTCGCCGCTCTCCGCCATGGTCCGAACGGTCAACGTCTGCATGCCATAGAAGTCGAGGCGTTGCGGCGTGTCGCATGCCTCCGCGAAGTACGGCCACTCGGTATCGATGATCTTGTCGATAGCAGCGTTGCCCGTTTTGGCCGCAGGTACAATCCCGGTCCCCACTACATTGCCGGCCAGTTCCTCAATCGCGCGCGACGCATACGGATTGTTACGGACGAGATCGCGGCTGCGGTTGCGCAGCCAGATGAGCGATCCCATCAACTCGACGTTGGCGTCGGTTGAGGCAGCGTACCACCCGTAGGCGCGCCGGCCCGCAGTCGCGCCGTCATACCGGAACCGCTCTGCGTGGCGGCGGCGGTAGCCTTCGACGAGCTCACTTACCGTGCGCTGGACGACGTAGCGGCCAGCGTTTGGGGAGCGCGCAGTCCAGTCGCGCCGCAGAACCGGAAACGCAGAAGTTGGAACCAACTCAGAAGTCATCGAACCGTTTCAGTTTGAACCCCGGCTCCAAAATCATGAAGTCCAGGTCGTACTTTTCCCGAATCGTGCCAAGCTGCTTTTGCAGCGAATCGAGGGCATCGGGGCTAACCTCGAAGTCGACCTCGACCACGTAGAGCTTCGAGGTCGGAAGAATGGATTTGGAACGTGGCTCTTTGGCCAGTTCGAACAGGCTCTTCGGAGCATTGCCTCGCCAAAGGGCATACAGAAATCGCCTCACTGCTTCATCCTTTCCACCACTGCCGCCGTGACAATCGTTACCGCGGCCGCCCAGAGAATACCCATCACGGCCAACGCGCCGGCCATCCAAGACCGCCATCGCTCCAGGCGGGCGATACGATCAGCATGTTCCGCGCATCGGCCTGGCTGACCGTTTCCCAATAGCGTCTTTTCCAAACGCTCGACCACAGCCCGCGTCGCTGCCATCTCCGCAACCAAGTTTTCGCAATGCTCGCAGTGCATCATCTGCTCACCACCAGTCGTATAGCGTCGGCCCTGACGGACCGTCGCCGCGCTTATGCTGCGCGAACCGCACACGACGCCCAGTGCCGCCAGTCGCCTTTCGCAACTCCTCTTCAGTCGCTGCGATCGCGTCCAAGAGCTGCTTCATGTCGCGATACCGCACTTCGCGACCGTCTGGGAATCGAACCAACTCGACAGGATTCGCCTTTGCTGCATTGAGCGTGTCGAGATCGGCTTGTATTTGCTGAACTGTGCGCGCCATGCTTCAATCCCGACCAAACCAGTTGCGGCGTGGTATCCACGGGGGGCGGTCGCGATCAACCGGGGTCGGGACTCGCGCCTCGGGTTGTGGGACTTGCGGTGCCGCGGTGGGCTGGCTCGCCCCGCGCCGCGCCTCCACCATGCGCGCGAAACGATCGCAATGTACGGCCAGCTTCAATCCGCTGGCATAGAGTGCATTGAGGGCCGCGTAGGCATAGTTCCGCGCATCGAGAGCCTCGTTCCTGGCATTGGCCGGCTTGCGCCATTCCTGCCTGGGGAAACCATTGTGGTAGCGGGTGAATTTTTTCTCGGCGGTCAACTGCTCGAAGTATTCCAACTCCCGACCAATCGGAAAATGGCAATATCCCGGCCCTGGTTTCGCAATCTTCAGACGGTCGTAAAGCGCAGCTTTCGCGGCATCCACGCCGATCATGAAGAACGGCGTCTGGTTCTTCCGGCTGGGCCGCCGCGGCCAGATCGGCGACTCGCCCGCCCGGCCCTTGGTGGCATAGACCCGGCGATTGTAACGATCGCGCGTGAACCGCAGGACCGTAGCGTCCTTGAACCCGCAGTCAATGCACGTCGCCACAATCCGCATGGGCAGACCCGAGGCATGCAGATACTCGGACAGCAGTAACCCTTCCAGATGCTCCCAGACTTCGTTGCGCATCACATCGCCAGGGATGACATGGTAACCGATGGACCAGGATTCTTCATCACGCCCCCAGCCCACGATTTCCATCTCCAGCCGATCTGCTTGTACGTCCACTCCGGCCGTGATCAGCGCGACACCTTCCGGCACTTCCGCTTCGAATGGCTCGCAGCGGTTCCAGAGCGCATGAGCATCGGTCGGCGTCTCGTGGGTGTCTTCCCAAAGCGTCGCGAGAACCGTGTTCACGAAGGCTTTGAGCGTCTCGGGCGACTTCTTTGCCGCCAGAAACTCCATCGCGATTTCTCCCCAGGACTTCTTTGGCGAGATCAGCTGCGATACACGGAAGCCGGGAATGCGCGACGACGGATTCTGCGCACGGTATTCGCCACGATCCACCATCGCGGCTTTCTGATGGTGGGGAAGCAGCTCCTGGCACCCGGCGCAGCGATACCTGGCTTCTTCAGGTTTTCCCTCGGGCCATACGAGTCCCGGTCCCGTGCCATCGCCGAAGATGAGTACCTGGTAATACCCGCACCTGGGGCAGGGCACAAAATAATCCCGCTGGTCACTTTCGCGCCAGGCAAGTTCGATCCGGCTGATACCCTTGATCGTTGGCGTGGAAGCCATGACGATCTTTTTGTTGTGGGCAAACTCGGCCGTACGCTGAATAGCGAGGCTGACCGGATCACCCTCGGAGCCAGCGCTTGCTGGATAGCGATCCACCTCGTCGAGCAGTACGTAGCGGATCGGTCGCATGGCGAGGCCAGACGGCGAAATCGCCCCGGTGAACGTGATGTGTCCCGCGCCGTTGGCAAACACCTTGTGCAGCGTGGTGTTGTTGGAGTCGCGGGATTTGACCGGCGCGATCTTCCCGCGTAGTGCCGGTGTGTTCCGGAACATCGGAGCCACGCGGTCTTTGGAGAGGGCCTTAGCGTCCTCCGTGCGCGGCTCGACCAGCAGCACCGGCCCCGGATCCACGTCCGCGATGAAGCCGAGGAAGTTCAACAAGCATTCCGTTTTGAGTAACTGCGCCGCAGACCACAGCACCACCTGCCGGCAGGGATGGCTTGGACTGAGCACGTCCATCGGCTCCCGCTGGTACGGTCGCGTATGCCACTGGCCCCGCTCTGCGGCCGCAGCCCCGGTGAGCACACGATTATCGTCGGCCCATTGCGAGACCGTGATCTCGCGCGGCGGCAACATCGCCGCAGCACCGATTTCATGTATCGAGAATGGCTGCATCTTAGAGTCCGGCATCTGCAACCGCCTTACTCAACTTCTTGAGCACCGCGGATACGTCGTTGAAAAGGATGCGATGGGCGGCGCGCTCGTCGTCAATGGCGGCCAACATCGGCGCCAGCCGATCCGGCATCGCCATCAGATGGTCTTTGATGATCGCAGAGAACGTTGACGCGTATTCAGCCGCGCGCGATGCCTGAATCAATCGCCCGGCGCGCTCCTCGTACTCCATTTGCGCCACCTTCGCATTGAAGGTCTCCTTGACGGCCCGCGCGCGAAGATACGATTGCACCGGATCGGAGGACGGCGCATCGACACTGGGCGCGGATGTGATCGTCCGCGGCTGCGGGCGTGGCTGTTGGGCCGGCTTCGTCGTCGACGACCGCAGCGTCGCGTTCACGAACGTGTTCTGTTCCCACTCCTTGTTGGCGCGGTCCGAGTCGATGGTCCCATCCGGATCCGGTTTGATCCTCTTGGAGCTAATGGCCTTGCGGACGGCGCTCTCCGAGCACCCCCGCAACCGTGCGTAAGCGCGAATGGAAATACCCATTTATTGGATCTCCACGTTCATTTTTCTTGCAGATTCCACTTGCTTTTTCTGCCAACCGAAGTGATCAATGGGGTCGCGATGATCACCAAGGAGCAACTGATCGCCTGGGCTACCAAACAAGGTTGGAAGCTCGACCGTTGGGGCCATCTCAAAAAGGAATTCGACAACGGAACGCATCGGCTGAAACTGAGCCGCATCGCCGCCCGGCATGAAGTCCACACGCCATGGGGATGGGCCCGGATACACAGCGGCTATTACAAAGACCTGAGCATTACCGCCGACGGGAAACTCGCCGGCATGAAATTTTGAACCAAGGAGAGAACAAAATCATGAAACCATTTGCCATCGATAACGAAAACAACATCACCGCCTTCACTGCCGTCGAGCAGCTTCCCGAAGGCCAAGAGCATTTCGCCAGCGAGAAGGAGCTTGCCAAGCTCGCCTCCAACTGGCCGGGCGACCGCCTGATCCAAGTCTGGAACGGCTTTGCCGGCGTCACGCCGTTTGACGATCTAAAGCCGGTCAAGAAGTTCACGGACCGAAAGATCGCCGTAGCCCGTATCTGGAAGGCTATTCAACGGCTGGCTGCCGCCCCCGCGCCCCAGGCCGCGGACGTTGCGCCGAAAGCCGCGAAGCGAACCAAACAGGCCACCGCCGAGACTGCCGCGCCCACGGCGCGCGAGGGAAGCAAGAAGGCCATCGTCCTCGACCTGCTGAAACGCCCGGATGGCGCAACGCTCAAGGACATCATGGCGGCAACGGATTGGCAGGCACACAGCGTCCGCGGATTTATCTGCGGAACCATTACTAAGAAAATGGGAATCAAAGTCGAAAGCAGCAAGCGAAACGGCGAACGCGTATACCAAGTCGTCAGCTAACCCGCACTAGCCAGAACGACGCCGCCAGTCTCCGGACTGGCGGCGTTTTTTTCTTCCATGAGCAACCGTATTTCAGCAGACCAATCCGCCAGTGCCAGACATAATCCTTCCACGTCGGGATTCCCGCTCCGAAGGAGGCCCTCGACCTCCGCAATCTCCCGCTTGAAACGTTCAATTTCCTCCTGGAGCTGGCTGGCGCTCGGCCGCAATCTCGCGGAAGCCTCTTCCGTCACCATCGAGGGTAGCCTCCCTGCCGCAGTGATCTTGCCAACGGCGAACTGCCACATCCACGTACTTCGGGTCCAGTTCGATCACACGCGCATGGCGCCCGGTCTTCTCGCACGCAATGATCGTAGTTCCGCTGCCGCCAAATGGATCGAGAATCGTGTCGCGCGTCTTGCTGCTGTTCCGAACCGCACGTTCCACGAGTTCGACCGGCTTCATCGTCGGATGTTCCTGGTTGCTTGCCGGCCGTTTGATATTCCACACATCCCCTTGATCGCGCGCGCCGCACCAAAAGTGGTCCACACCGTCGCGCCAGCCGTAAAGGATCGGCTCGTACATGCGCTGGTAGTCCGACCGGCCCAACGTAAAGTGGTGCTTGGCCCAGATCACGAAGGTGGACCAGTGGCCACCGGCGTCGGTGAAAGCCTTGTAGAGCGTGTGTAACTCCGACGAGGACATGCAGACGTAGATCGCGCCTTTGCAAACGGCGATCATGTTTGTGCAGGCGTCGCGAAGGAAATCGTAGAACTTCCCACCCAGAGCATCGTTGGCGATCTTCAGCTTTTTGGCGGTCTTCCCTTCGTACGCAACATTAAACGGTGGATCGGTGAAGACCATGTCTGCCAGACCGCCAGCCATCACTTTCTCCACGTCGCCCATCTGCGTGGAGTCACCGCAGAGCAGCCGATGTTCGCCCAGCAACCACACATCACCGTTCACAGTGATTACGTTGGGCTCCGCCTCCGGCACGGCATCCTCGTCGGTCAATCCCTCGCGCGTTTCCTCCGGACCGGCGAGTAGGGTGTCCAGTTCTTCTTCGCTGAAGCCCACCAGATCGAGATCGAAATCGTCTTCCCTGAGTGACTCCAGTTCGACCCGGAGCATCTCTTCATCCCACCCGGCGTTCAGTGCTAGCCTGTTGTCGGCCAAAACGAGGGCGCGACGTTGTGTTTCGGATAGATGGTCCAGGACAATGACCGGCACCTCGGTCATGCCGAGCTTTCGGGCCGCCGCGAGGCGTGCATGGCCGGCGATAACAACTCCGTCCTCGCCAACCAGAATTGGATTGACGAAGCCAAATTCCGCGATGCTGGCTGCGACTTGCGCGATTTGCTCCTCGCTATGGGTGCGAGAGTTACGGATATAGGGTAGAAGTCGATTGACGAGCCACTGCTCGATGTGAAGAAGGAGCTTGGTCACAGGTGCCTCCACATCGTCCCGGTCACTGCACGCGCAATGGTGCTGAGGCTAAGGCCGTAAGTTCGGGCAATCGCAGTCAATTCACCGCGCGTCCCCGAATAGGCGCTACGAATATGCAGCACGTCATGATCGCGCAGTTTGGCGCGCGGATGCGATTCCCCTTGCATCACCGGCGCGTGCAAAGTGCCATGCCGCCGCTGATCCTCGATGTTTTCCCCCCTGGTTGCCCATCGAACATTCCAAGCGTAATTGTTCGTGGCGACGCCATCCCAATGCGCCACTTCATGTTCGGACGATGGTTTGGGTCCACAGAACGCCTCGGCTACGAGTACGTGGATACCAGCTTTCCTTTTGTGCGGAACCGCATGCAGATGCACGTAGTGATAGCCTGCGCCAGCGACCCAAGGCCGCAGAACGTGCGCCGTATCTTTTCGGCGCACACGACCATGGGAGGACACTTCGTAGTTCGCTTCGAAGCCGACCACATCACGCCACTCTTCTGTCATTTGATTTATGCCCCGTCATAGGAAGCGTCGCGGTGACGCATACCCGCATCGCCTGCGATTTGCAAAGATCGCCAAGGTTTCTGAAGTTCGGAAGCCTTGCGTCTGCGCCTCCCGGTCGGCTTAGCCTTTCAGGTACGAGCGCCATGCCGCCAGCGCCGAGGCATTGTGCGCTTCGAGGGCGCGGAGCCCTTCCGTGGCCGCCGTGTGATCCCGTAATAGCTGCCGACCCACTCGCGCGATATCCTGCACGTCGTCCGTTTTCGCCTGCCAGTGGGCAGGACACCAGTCAATGGCATCACCCACTACAGACGGAACTCCGGCCGCGATCCCATCCGCGGTGACCATATTGAAACTTTCCGTGTACGACGGCTGCATCAGCAGGTGCATATGCGCGACGGTGTTCCGGAACTGCGGCCACGTCTGCCAGCCGGCCTGAACGATCTTCACGAAACGCACGCCCTTGACCATCTCCGTGATGGCGTTCAGGATCGTGTCTCCGCCGCCTTCGGTGCGGCCAGTATTCATCCAGATTTCCAGATCCCCGCGCAAGGACTGGCCGATTTCCAGCGCCGCGCCAGCCGCACTCATGAAGTTCTTCAGTGGGCGCGTCGCTCCAAAGACGCCGATGCGCAGGGCTCCCGACTGCCACGCCGGACGGTTTGCGTTAGTACTGCCGTCCAGGTAATACATATTCGGCAGCCAGGCGCATGGAACGGCATAAGTGGACCG